TTGGATAGACAAGTACTTGGAGAATTGGAGAGGTTACAGTCAAGAAGTTTGCTTTGATCTCAATGTGTTGGTGATAGACAGAAACAACATTGTGTTTGCACGACACATACCCAAACTGTTTGCAAAACTGAAGTCCTTACACATAGACTGTCACGTTGTGCCACAAAGACACTATTTGTTTTGGGACGGTGGAATACATTGTAGCACACTTGATGTCAAAAGACGAGGCGTCAAAAGAAAAATCATAGATTAAAATTGCTTACCGAAATCGCTGTGCTTACCGCTTCGCGGATTTGAAATTTCTGCGTTACCGCTTTGCGGAATTTTGCTGTCCGCCTCTAGGCTTGTTTGCTGATGCTGATTCCGTAGTATTTGCTCATGGTGTCCCAAGCAACACCGGATATTAATTCGTCAGAGTTGAATTGTAAATTGGTTAAACAGTTGAACAGGTATTGTCTGTTTTCTGGGTAGTACAAGTTGTTAATTTTATCAATTGAGTTTACACTGTAATCTTTTACACAGCCTGGCACAAGACTGATTACAGGACATCCTTCTCGTAGTGCTTCGGTCATTGCCATGGTGTGTAAACTGACCACACAGTAAATGTTTTCTAAAGAATTACAAAAACCTCTTGAACCTCTTGCTTTCTTAGGCATCTTTTTTCTAATTTTGATTGGTCTGTTTGTGTATTTTTTAATTTCTTGTGTAGTGGATTCTATCCATTGATCTACATTTTGTTTAATGCCATATACTTCTAATCCATTTTGACTAGGAGCAACGATGTATACTTGTTCCCCCATTTGCCACTGTTTTATTTTTAGTTTAAATTTAACAAATCGCTCGTTGGTGTATTCACCTTTTATATCTAAAATTTGATTTTCGTTGAATGTAACTCTCCAGTAAACCGGTTTCCACCAATTACAATATCCTTTTTCAACGTTCACATAATCAATATTTTTTTCTTGAAAAGACTCATGATACTTTTGAAAACCATCATGTCCACCAACACCGCCAAGTATTACCAAATCTCCTTGTTGAATATTTTCAACATCTGAAAATATTTCTAAACCTGATCTTATACTGATTGTATTTGCCAATTGAAGACAGGTACGTCTACTGGTTCCTAAGTCTAAACCTTTGGGTATTACTATTCTTTTGTATGATTTATTCGTCATCAAGGTTCTTTAAAAAGTCCCTTAATTTTGTTTGATCTGTATTATCTGTATTGGCTTTGTGCAACGACTCTCCCTTTGTAGGATTAGGAACTTTTTCTTGAGGTTCTGGCGAATCAGTTGCATTATCTTCTATAACTGTTGAAGTTTTTTTCAATGAATTGTATATGGTACTATTACCACCACCACTACCGTAATTTTGTCCCGACTCGTCTTCTGCTAAATCTCTAATTCTTAAACTGTCTATATCAAATTCTAAATCAATCTTTTGACCAACACCACTAGATGATCTGGTTTTCATTAATTGTATTTGATATCTACCACGCTCACGCATCGCTCTTGATGTGAATATACCAAACACATTGTCAGCAGTTTGTATTTTACTTAATCCTCCTGCTATGTGCGAATGATCAAATTCTATTTCTTCAACTGCACCTCTGTTCAACTGTGATGCTGTTACAAATATTACATTTAATTCCATTGATAAGTTTCTTAATTCTTCAGAAACAAATTTGTCTTTTACAAAAAGATCAGCCGGTGATACTTTTTTATTGATCGGCATCATGAGATCCAAATAGTCAACTAGTATAACATCTAGTTTACTGCCAGTTTTAATTTCATATTCTTTGATATAACTTCTTAAATCGTTTGTGTTCTTACCACTGCTCATGTATTTGATTTGAAACTTGCCTGATTTTTTACCAAGCAGTTTAACTTTCATTTCTACACCATCTAAATCTTTAAATATTTCTCTAGCAGGCACATCAGTCAGCATAGAATCTAATCTCATACTTACTAGTGCTTCACTTAATTCAAAAGTTATGTATGCAACATTCAATCCATTTAATACCCAATTACAACCTAAGTTTGCAAGGAACAAACTCTTACCTGCTCCTGATCCACCAGCAAAAATGTTAAGTTCACCTTTGTTAAATCCGCCAAACAGTTTTCTGTCTAATGTTGTCCAGCCTGTGCTCACTTGTCCATTTTGATCTTTCAACCCCATCAATCTTGCTTTGGGATCGTCAAAATAATCTGTTCCTATATCTTTGTGTAATCCTATTTGTACTGCCTTCTTGACCAATTCTTCAACAGGACCGTACTCGCCGTTTTCCAACATATCAGCACTTTTTAAAATTGCTCTTTCTAAACTTTTGTGTCTGATAAATGTTTCAAAGTCATCTAATAACCAATTGAAATGTTCTTCAGTCAAACTTTCTGCTGGCTTTAATTCAATATTGCACGACTTGTTCACAATGTCGTATGTTGGCAATGAGTTGTATTCTGCTACATATTTGTTAACAAAGTCTGCTGTTTCTTGAAGTTTTCTATCAAACAGTGTGTAATCAAATATGGATTGACAACGCACAAATGTTTCTGCGTCACTTAACATCATTTCAAGATACAGTTTCTGTATCTCGTAACCGTAGTCTTTATTTTGTTTCACCATTGTCCTTATTATACCACATTTCTCCGTGAAAGTCAATGTGCTTTTGATATTTGGCACACACTGCACCTATACACGATCCAGGATCACCAGGATTTGTTGGCACCCATATATCATCCCAAACTGCACTTAATTTACTCACAGCAGTTTTATTCAATGCACATCCGCCTACCAAAACTATGTTTGATGTGTTGATATGCATCTGTATCCACGAACTTGCACACATCAACACTTGTTCAAAAATGTGCTGTGTAGTTGCGGCTAGATCAGCCATGTCTTCTTCTGTGTTTAATTCTGGTCTCCACCAATTACAACCTCTATGCAGATTTATTCTTGTTTTGAAAGGCATTCTGGTGTCTATAATTTCTTCCATCATCATTCTATGATACTTTCTCCAATTACCTTTTTTCGCCAATTGTTCTAATTTGTATTCTTCTGCGTTTGCTTTGAATCCACATCTTTGTGTCATTGCTGAATAAAATAAACCTATGCTGTGTGGATAACGTTGTGTGTACTTCTTCTCCAACCTGGTACCTCTGCCGTGCCAAATAGTAAATGTTTCAAACTCACCAATCGAATCTAAAACAATAACTGCCGCATTTTTAAATCCCGATGTGTAATATCCATATGCCGCATGGCTATGATGATGATCAACATATTCTATAGGAACATTGTGTACACCAGATTTTGCCAAAAACTTTTTAATATCATTTTCTTTCCATTTCCAACCTTGTCCTGCAATCAGTTGTCTCATAGTTTTCTTCCAAGGCTTTTCATAAAAATAAATCTTTGCAGGGTAGGCCCATTTAGGATTTGCTCTTACTTCTGCCATCAGTTTAGGACACAACGTTGGATCTCCAGCAACTCCACTAAAATCTTTGCTCATGCCTGCCCATTTTAATCTAAGATGGTAATTAGGCGTTAATCCTTTTACCTTCCATTCCATCACTGCCAAACTGGCATCGTGATTATTTCCTGTTATTCCCCAAATGATCATCTTTCAATTACCCATGCTCTGTGATAAAAGTCATCAATGTTTCTTTGAATCAGCGATTTTGCTAACTCGTTGGCTTTTATTTTATTCATAGGACCATATTCCTTTTTTGTTTTGTTGTCCAATGTTTTCATATCCATTGGGTCTTTATGTATTCCTTCTAAAACGTAATACATTCTACTTGTATATGAACGGGTCTCTCTTTTGCAATTCTCTAATCTTCTTCTTGTACTTGATGTAGTTTACAAGTTTAGTGATAGGAAAAAACAAAATTGAGATCGCTTTTTTTAAAAAATTCTTTATGCGAACCATTTTTTCATCCTTAGTTTAGTTTTTAGTTGTGAATCTTCAGCATTCTTTATTATTGTATACAATGTATGAAGTCTACCATATTTACACACAGCATCGTTGACGTCTTTGACATCTTGGTCCCAATCCGGCATACTCACACTCCAGCCTGCTTCGAAACTATCCCAAACTAATTTTTGTCCTGCTTCATCTCTGTCAGGAACCACAATCACATGTTTTCCTAAACTGTTTACCAATGTTGATTGTTGTTCTTTAATTTCACTACCCAGTAACGCAATCCCGTCAACGGCAATAGCATCGATAGGTCCTTCCATTGCTACAATATATTTTCTATCATCATCTTGTGCATCTGTGTTAAACACATATCCTGGTTGTTGTTCTGACAAATATTTCACTTTGCTTTCCACAACTTTCCTGGCTGTGTATCCCACAATTTTTGATTGATGAATAAAAGGTATGATTAATCTATCTCTAAATCCTGCTTCAGGACTCCAGTAAAAATCATAATCATCGAGTGTTAATTTTCTTTTAGCAATGTATTCCATCACAGAAAATAAATCTTTATCAACTCCACTGGGTTCTAAATCTTTGTATGTTGCCCACTCGTATATTGGTTTTGCTTTGGGCGGAAGTTCTTTAATTGTAAATTTTGGAAGTGTGACAATTGACTTGAATCCTGTATCATCTGTCTTTTGTTGTAAAACTTGAAGTGCTAGTTTTGTGATTACATCATCGGGCATATTCAACCACCTCATAAATTTTTTCATTTTATAAGATAAGTTTCTCCCAATACGCCAACTCGTTTTAAATCCACAGTTGAAACAATGAAAACTCACACTCTCGTCTGCCTTAGCAATCAATCCACCTCTTTGTCTAGTGTCAGGAGTTGTTCCATTGTGTCCACAACACGGTGCATTAAAAGCCACCCAACCACTGGGTGTTTGTTTTCTTTTGGCAGGAAGATAAGTTTGTAAAACGTCAAGCACAATGTTCATGCTGTTATTATAAGTTAAAATGTGATAAAAGTCAATTAATTTCGAATTAATATTTTGGTAACACTACCAGAAGTCAGTGTGTGTTTGAATCTCAAATAACTGTACACTCCATTGAAGTTTACATATTTCAAGTTATTTGCATCTGTGGATGCGAATGTATTAATGTCTGTCCAAAATGTGTTTCCATCAATCTGATTGGCAAGGGTGCCTTGTACAACTATGTCACCAACTGCTTCGTCAAGATAATAAGCCACAGTGTGCAATGCTGAATTACCATTTATGGTTGGTTCTGCTGTTACTGTTTCTGAAACGAACACACCCGAACCTGGGTTGTCTTCGATGAATGTTGTCACAGAGTACGAGTCAACTGGACCTGGGAACTCTTCTGTGCTGATGTACACTGTGCCTTTATTTTCAAAATTTACACCACTGTGCAATATAGTTTTTGTTGAATCAGAATTTTTTTGTAGATACACTGTGTAGTGCATGTATTGTGATTTAATGTTTAATAAGTCATTTTCTGTTATTGTAACTGTGAAATGTCCCACTTTGCTGGGAGTAGAAGTTTCAATCACAGTACCGTCTCTTGATACTATTAATCTGTTATTTTCATCATACAATTGAAACTTGGGCGTATATGTGTTCAATATAGATACAGGTTTCTGATCTGCATTAAGCACATTGAACTGAATTGGGTTGTCTATTCCTTTAGCGATGTTTAAATTTCTTTGATACACTGATCTATACTCCGTTATTTCTCCTGCCAGGTTTGCGGTAAGAGTTACATTGTTATTTAATAAATATTTCGAAACAAGTTGCATAATCTTATGTATTTATTGATATTAAAATGCTATTAAACGACATCGAAAAGAACTTTCCGTTTATCTCAGTCGTCGAATACGGCGGAAAAGAGTATGTTGGGGTAATCAACAACCAAGATAACTCCATCACCTCCATTTATGTGTACGAAGAAATACATGCAAATGCCAAGGAAGAGTTTATGAGTTTATGTCAAACTTGGTGGTGGGAAAGCAACAGAATGATCCCAATGGGTATATTTTTACGTAAAGAATTAATCAAATTTCGCGAGTGTTTGATGATGATGAACACGAAAGATGTCAATGTAAAGATAGGTCCTGTCACAAGTCTTAACAATCTTGCTATGAAACGAAGTAAGAGAAAATCAGTTCAACTAGTTCGTAAACCTAAATAATCAAGTTAATTGTTCACAGATAAGATTCATGTGTACCACCACTGCGAATGCGTAGGATGTTGCGTGTGATTTCTTAAAAAAGTATTTGTCGTCAGTTGGTTTAATCCAAACTTCTTTCATTATTGTGTCCCAATCTTTATTGAGTAGATATCTTTTGCTAGGTCGTATAATTGCCAACACAGCCGCCAATTGTTCTATATTTTTTGGCTTTAATGTTTTTAAAATATCATTATGTCCGTTCAAGTGGAAAACTTGATCACTAAATTCTTTGGCTTCTAATAATTCCCATACTGGTTTTGTTGTCATTAATTTGTTTAAGTGATCGTTGTCTTTTACATTTTTGTATATACTTACATTTAAGCAATCCAATTTAAAATAGTTTCTATCTTCAGCAGTTTCATAATCTAAAGTAGATAGATTAGTTGCAGGGTCATGCGGTATCTCTGTAAAGTAAACACCAGTATTGTGCTTTTTACCATTTTCTAATTTGGCTACTCTGTGTTTTAGTTTTTCTAATAACACATTTCTATCTGCAAAGTCTATATCTACATCAAACATTATAATACCAATTTACTGTGTCCGCCACCTATTTCACCTTTAACCCAAACATTAAATGACAGTGTGTGTCTTACATTAGTTGTGCTAGTGTTGGCTTCAACACTGTGATTTAAAAAACTTGGAAACATAACTAAATCCCATTTCTTTGGACTAATTGCCATTTTAGATTGATGATATAGATAACTTCTTTTGTTAACATAATCGAATTCATCTTTGTGATCTAATTTTACTGTATCAGTAAAAATATTTGTATGATTTTTATCTTTATGAAATACAATATTTGCTGTGTCTTGACAGTCTGATAAAAATAATACTCCGGATATTAAACTGTTACTATGATAATGTTCTTGTATAAAATGATTATGTTCATATCTATTACACCAACTTGTTGTGATAATAAATCTATGCTTTTCGTGTATGTCTAAATATCCATGCATAAATTCGCTTACCTGAGTTTCAATTTCATTTTTGAGTGGCATCAAGTTTTCATTATCTAGTACGTAATCATCTTTAGATATGTATGATACTTTGTGTGATCGTTCAACATATTCTATTTTTTCTTTTAGAAAGTTTTCACTTTCTTCATATGGTTGTATTTGTGTTTGACAAAGTGGTATTCCAAACAATGGAACAACATTGTGTTCTTTGATCATAGTCCTGCCTCCTTTACAATTTCTTTTATCATTTCAATATCTGCTGGTAATCGCTTAAATCTTAATGCCCAATGTGATGGATCCATCACCGGATACACAATCTGTAATTGTTCATCATTAAATTTCTTCATCATAACTTTACCGCTTTTACAATTTAATATCAACCAAGGAGATATCTTTCCGTCTTTAATATCAATTACTGCTCTGTTTAGACTTGCATATCTAAAATAATCTCCCCATGGTGCTTGTTTTTCGTCTCCCCAATCCATCATAGTTTTGATTGATCTTTCCATGGCTGTTTCAACCGGTTCTCTTAAAATTAAATCTCCTGCATATTTCAAATACATTTCTTCTCTGCACCAATGATCTAGTTTTACGCCAGATGTAACAACATAATCGATATACTTGTTTGGATACAACGGCTTAACATTACTGATAAAACTGCCAAATTTTACAAATGCTGTATAATAAGGAGACTTACAAAAGTCTTCATACGATTTTGATTTACTAGATTTTTGACATAGTTCATAAAATCTCATAAATGTTTGATATCCTAGTTGTACTCTACGTTCATCTTTTTGTACAAATCTTCGTTTTTGTTCACACATATGCACTGATAAAGTTTTTTCTTTGGCAAATTTTGCATTACAGTATTTGCACGAATAAAGTTTTTCAATCATTAAAATGTTTTCTTAATTTGTTCTTTCGTCATTCCTGAATCTTCTGCTAACTGTTTTAATTCTTTAGTTGAGTTGATGCTTGCCAGTAATCTTAATTCGTCTTGTTTTCTAGATGGATATAATTTTTCTAAAAACTTCATTGCTTTTGCTGTACTGTTACTACCTTTTTGTTTGTATCCAATCCATTCGTGATATTTTATTGATTTCGTATCATTAGCAGTCATGCAAAGCAAATACCATAATAGTTTTTTGTGTTTGGATAATGTAAAAAAATGTTTATTGTAATACTGATTTGTTTTAAATATTTGTAATTGTTTTTCTTCTGATGTACCTTTGATAGCACTGGCATATCTGTTCAACAGATAAAACGATACCTGTTTGCGTTCGTCATCAGACAAGTCGTTCCATACATTTTTAGCATTCATGTCGATAGCCGCCAATATATCTTTTAAAGGTAGTTTGTTAGTGTTGTTTACCATCTGTCTTCTCTAATTAAATTATATATTAATTTTAACTTCTTTAACTGTATTTGTAAAGACTTGTTTCCTTCAGATGCATAATCTACAACTTGGCTTATCTCTAATTCTGTCAAATGCCAGTCTGGGTATTTTGGTTCTTCAATCAACACCCGCTCACCTTTGCCATTAATTGGTCGTGCATACACTGTTGCTCCGCCATCGGGACTCTCGTAAATCATTGCAGGTTCTTTTTTTTTTGGCATTATAATAATGACGTGTATTCTATACTTTCACACTGTCTTGAAATATCTTTTACAAAAAAAGCACAATCTGGTTTTTTTGTATTTGTTAACGGTATTGATAGCAGTTGATTGTTTTTTATTTTTGGAAAATACCATTTAACATCGTTGTAAAAATTTATAACATTAACTTCAAAAAAGTCTGCTTTGAATCCAGTTAACGGATTAAAAATAAATGCTGAGAATCCTCTGTCTGCAATACTGGTTAACGGCACAACTTCAACTGTGTTACTGTCTTCTTTGTCTCCCACGGCTATGCTCCAATCTAATGGCATAGTAATCTCTTTACCACCAATATCTAAAACTATTGCCGGAGCATTGAAAGATTCAATGTAAATTAATGGCAAGAAAAAGAAATCTGGTTCTTTTGGATTACTGTTATCTAACACACTGAATGCCATATCGTCTGATACTGTGTGCGGCATCTTGTCTAGATCGTATGTAGTATTTTCCACTGTTAATATTTTCATTTGTTTGTTCCTTCCATAAATGAATGAGTTATGTCGCTGTGATCGTAATAAAAGTAGTGAGTGCCTGTCTTGGGTGCCTGATATTTTGCCTCTAATGGAAGATAAATTCCTGATGTAAACGATGTACCGTCTTCTGACTCTGAGCCATGTATATGCCAAGGATTATCAACACTTAATATTGGTGTGTTAGTGGCATATGATACAAACTGCATACAAGCGTCATGAAATTTGTCATGTATTAATTTGATGTGTTTGCCTTGATCTTTTTGTGTGTTACTGGCATGAATTATTAAAGCAACTTCTTCTTGTTTAAGTTTACTAGCAAGATTTTCGCCTCCCCAATAATAATTTCCTACAAGATCATTACAGATAAGAGCACCAATTTTCATTTTTTCTTCTCCTGCTGTAAGTGTAATAACTGGAGTTTTAGTTTCTTTTTCACAATCTGAATCAAAACTTACAATTTTAGTTTTTTTCGTAGACCCAATGTATTCTCCTTCTTGATTGTAAAATCTTAATTGATTTGATTTGAATCCAAAGTAAGCACCATTAATTTTATCTTTATCGTCTAACCAAAGTGTTCCTATGATCAATCCCAACTTGTTGTTTGAAGCATACTCTACTAATTTTGCCATTGCATCTTCAGTTTCTTTGCAAGTGTTCAAAGTAAATGCTGGTGTGTTGTATCCACTCAATGATGTTTCAGGTGTAAACAAATAATCTACTTTGTTTTCTACTGCCCATTCGCATGCTTTCATTATTGCTTCAGCATTTGTTTTCACATCATTTGTTACTGGTATTTGTGCTCCTGCTATTCTCATTTTGTCCAATCCAACTTTTCTATTGTAAAAGGATAATTTGCATCCTTATAAAATTTTTTTCTATGTGTTAAATGTCTTTTAGCAAATTTACAACTTGAAGTTAAGTCCCATATCTGCACAAAGTCTTTGTCTTCTGCCTTACGTATGCCTCTTCCAATTGATTGAATCACCCTAACAAACGACTTGCCTGGCTCAATTAATATTAGATTGAATATTCTTGGTATGTTAATACCCACACTGGCTACACCATAAGTTGCTATGATAACTTTGTTAGTGCCTTCTTTGATTGTATCGTAAGTTTCTTTTCTATCTACTAACTTGGTTTCTCCTTGAATAAACACACTATCATCTACTATTTCGCTCAAGCTCTTTCCTGCTGTTAATCTATCAACTAACACAAGAGTGTTTCCTCCGCTTTTAATTTTATTAATCATCTTGCCAATGTATTCTATTCTTTTTTCATTAGTGACCAAGTATTTTAATTCTTCTTGATAATTTGTATAAACTTCGGTATCGATCAGTTGTACAACATTCACATGACATGTAGATAATACACCCTTGTCTTGCAATTCTTTTGCTGATATTTGATTAACAACAGGACCTATACTTGCTAATATACTTTGAAATTCAAATTGTTCTTTAGGCACTGTGCCTGTTAACCCCCATCTTACAGGAGCATTTTTTAGATGCTGTGTTAATAATTTTTTAAGAACTTCTGCTTTTGCTTGGTGAACTTCGTCTATAATAACAGTTTTAACACCTTCTAAAAAATCAGACAATGTCAAAACAGATTCGCCTGCTTTAGATTTTTTATCTAAAACATTTAAACTTTGCCAAGTACAAATTGTGTGTGTACGGTTTAATTCTTTTCTATCTCCAAAGTAAACACCAACATCTAAACCAACATTGATATAATCTTCTTCTGTTTGAGTCACAAGACCTTTGTTGGGCACAATTACTAGAGTACGTCCAAATTTTTCGCATATACTACTCAATGCCGCTGTGATAATTGTTTTACCAGCACCAGTGGCAACTTCCTGTAAACTTTGTGGTTCTTTAATAAAATTATTAATTACATCAACTTGATAATCTCTCAGTTCGATTGGTTGACCTTCGCATATGTGACCTTTGGGCCACGACTTACTTGCAAAAAAATCTTTAGTAACTTTATCAAATGTTAAATCAAACTTTTCTCTTTTGTCATCTACTTCTTCTATCTCAACACCCGATTCGTTAAGATATTCTATAATTTTATCCAAATGATTAACGTATCCATTACCACCTAAACCAAAGAAACCAACCTTACCATCCCATCGTCCTAGTTTGTATTGTGGTAAGTACCTTGCATAAGGAACTGAAAATTTTAGTTTGTTAGCAATCTTTCTTCTAACATCAACAGGCAATCCTTCAATTTTTACATTGACTTCATCTGTGATTATAATTTTACATCTCATACAGTGTCTGCTCCAAAATGAACTTGACTCCAAAAACTATCTTGACCATTGATTTGTAATTGTAAATCAATTGTGCCAACGTATTTGTCTACCTTAGAATAATTTCTAGTGTTATCACAAATTAGTACTGCTTCTGATTCCCATTCAGATGTCAGTAATGGCTTTGGAATCTTCTTACTAGTAATATACACTATTTTTGTTGATTTTGCAAGTGAATTATTTAATCGATTATCTTTGATGTAGTCATTAAATTCTTTACCAAAAGTTGTTGAGTTTTTGCATCTTGCCATTACAGCAATTTCATTATTTGGTATAATGTTTTTAAACAGTTTGTGTGTGCTATGCAAATCTGCTAGACATTCTTTTTCAGTGGAACCGCTAATAATTACCAGTAACGGAAATCTTCTCAATTCTGTAATGGTTTCGATTACTTGTTCCATGGGCCATTTTTTTAAATCTAAATTTATTCGAGGCCACTGTCGTTCCAATATTGCTTTACTTAATGCAGATAAACTGTGTGTCGACTGTGCTAATTCTTTTTGGTCAAAGTGTTTTAATCCTAATTTTTCTTTTCTATCATAATACAGATACAAATTTTCTTTAACAGGATCACCAAAATATTCTTGATGATATTTTGTTACAGTTTCGGAACTGTTTTTAATTTGATAATTATAAATTCCTGGCACATACTGATCGGATTTTTTATAAATTTTTTCGCATTGATCATAAACATCAAGCAATACCGGATCTATATCTTTTATTTTGTTTTTAAATTTGGTTAAAAGTCTGTGTGTAACTTTTTCTGTGTAAGGCAATATGTATTTGTCTTTTAATTTTTGTGAATAGTATCTACTAATTGCGGGACCTAGTAATTTCTTAACTTCTGTGATAGTTTTTGAATATGTCATATTGAATGGAAATCTAGTTACAATCACTTTTTGTGGTGTAAATCCTGACCAAAACGGTTCTAAATATTTAGAGCCTTCTTCTAATCGTATATACTCGGTTCTATCTAAGTGTCTTAATGGTTGTCTAAGATTGTTCACACTGTTTTCTAAATCTATACCACGTATCTTAAATTGGGATTTGTATCGTGTGATTAATATTTTTTTTACTGCTTCCAGTTGTCTATCAGTTAATGCTGATCCTTTGAAAACCTTTTTTGCTATGTCGAAAATGATCTTTTTATCTCTATCCAACACAATAAAAGCAGGAGTCACAGTAGCATTGACAGTAAGTCCCGCCATTGCTTCTAAACACTCTTCTATGGTAATTGAACGCATACCAATAGTATAAAGGATTTTGGTTAAAAAGTCAATCTAGAAAATGGAATGCCTTGTGCAATTTCCTCAATGGTCCATTCAGTATGTGTGTAATCATTGAGCCATTGCTGTCTATTGGGGGTCTTTGGGCTGTTAATGGTGCTAAAATCTGTGTTTGCAACATCGTATGCTAGACTTTGTTCGCTTACAAAAGCAGGTATTCCATTGAGTACAGCATGAACACCGGGATTACTGCTATGACTTACAACTGCCCAAACATTGGTAAAATTTAAATTGAAATCGTCATATGTGTTAGCAATCTGTTTGGGAATCTCGTAACCAACATTATCAAGCACAGGCAAATTTTTTAAAGGACATCTAGGGTGAGGTCTGACTATAATTTTTCTATCTGTGTGTTGTCTTATATTTTTTACGGTATCGATTACATATTGATCCAATGCAGGCATATCTTTCCACTGTTCACTTTTGATGTGTTGTAAACAAATCAGTATGTGTTCTCCGTCTGTACTCCATGGTCTTAATTCGATACCTAATTGTTGTGCTCTTTGACTATCGTTGTTGGTTGGCCCAAAGTCTGCTGATCTATTGATTCCGTTTATTCCAACTTTCCAAGTTGTGTTTCTTTTTATTCCACCCACTTCTATCACTAGAACATTTTTGTTTTGAGATCTGAATTTATCCCAAATAGGTTTATTTTTCATCATTCTACCATGCCATAGCAATGACCAAATCACAGGAACATCTGTGTCTAAATTATTTTCGTCTACAGAGTGCCCTAATCGTTGTAACCCAGACTTCACAGCCTCCCAAACTAATGGACTGTTTAATGGACCGTTGTCTGTGAATAAACTAAACTTCATTCCAATATGATTCTGCACGATTAGACAACAGATCTTTCTTTTGACTTTTGCCTTTGTTTTTTCTATCGCCCTTCATGTGATCAAAATAGTTTCCTAATACAGAATTAATTAAAGGGTGTCCACCGCCACCTGTTTTGGCAGTTTTATTATATATGTCTTGGGAATAATCATGAAAGTTTTTATCTATAGGCATTAACTGATTTAGTATCTTACCAAACACATAACTATCATGCCATTCATCTAGTTTGAATATTCCGTTGTCTGCATCTTGGTACATACGTTCAAATTCATTTAAAAATTTTTTACAAGTATCGTGTTCAGTATTCAAACCATAAAATCCACACTCGGGCCAAGTTTGTGATCCTTTACCTCTTCCAACAAATGTTATCCACTTATCGCTTGGAAGTAGTTGTTGAAATTGTTCGTAATTGATAGGGGAATGCACATATGTGTCTCCATCAATCCACACAGTCCACTTGTCGTTATTTCTTTCAACAGCGTCAAACACTGCATACACTTTGTTAGCAAAACGTACTGCGTCCCACTTAAATTTTTTATGATGATCTCTTGGACGTTTTTCTGGAAACGGACATTCACCATTTGCTTTAGGCACATTGCCCCAACGTGATTTAAATTGATTTAACTTAACTAATTCTTTTGAATCTATAATTGTTATTTGATTTATGTCTGGATTTACAGGTGTACAATTTTCTGCATACACTAACAATTTGATTTTCTTATCAACATTTTTTGCAAAACTGTCTATGAATCTTTGTCCGTACAAGTCTAATCCTGCTTTATGAAATGTTGTTAATGCAGTAATCATTTTACGTAATTCCTTAAATGTTTCCATGCTAAACCTTGTTTTACTTCATCTAAGGTCCAATGGATCTGTGCTATGCGTCTGATCCATAGTTCTCTATCAAACTCTTTAGGAGATTCTATATCTTGCCATTTTTCTAAATTAACACCTTTGATTTGAGCACCATCTGGATCTGTTACCAATGTGGGTATACCTTCTATCACTGATGCCACAGTTGGACTTGAATTATGACCAACAACTGCATGAGCATGAGCAAATTCGTCTATTAAATTCTTAGCACCGCTGATTACAATGTTTTGATAAGTTGATTGTCCACTGTTTATCCATTGTCTTACAAGAGAAACCCATTGTTTAGATGATTTATCTCCTGGATGAAATCTTATTCTAATTTCTTTTTTTGTAAAACTTCTTATTTGTTGAATTGCGTGTTGCAACCAAACATTTACTTTTAATCCTCCCATGCTCCATCCGCCATCTCTTTGACAACAGATTAAAATGTATTTGCCTCCGCCCAATCTCCAAGGTTTTAAATCTATACCTAAATCTTTTTTAATTACTTCCCAACGCAATGGGTCTGGATTATCATAACAATATTCTGCTGTGTTAGGAAAAATTCCATCATAACCATAACGTAAATAATTTTTTGATTGAGTAGGATCAGCATACAAAAATAAACTTGAATCCACAATCATGGTGCGTTTGTTTCTTTTTTGCTGTTGTTCAAACACAGTTTTTCTCAACATAAGATGTCTGTGTTTTTGAGGTTGCTGATGCACAAATCCTTGCAACACAGAAACATCTGCTGGAATCACTGTCCAAGAATTACTTATTATCCCTTTATCTCCGCATCTATTCACACCTTCAATAAAGTTTTTTATTATCAAAGGCTTTTGTGGTTTTTTATTTCCAGGCGGAATAACTTTCATATAACCTACAACACTTATCATAATAGTCCGTGTTCCTTCATTATCCGCACTGCTTGACCACTACCAAGTTCACTGATATGATATTGACAGTATGCCAACCAATGTTGCCATTTGTGTACTTGGTCTCTGTTTGGATAAAATGGTGATTCTATCTTACTTAGATCCTGTGATACTACACTGTCTGCCGCAGTTTTTTCCATAGTGAATGCTGGCACACCTGCACACACACTTTCAATAGCCGCTATGGATTGATAAGTTACTGTGGCATAAATTTTTTCTTTGATTAAGAATTTTGGCACACTGCCTTCACCAACTCTCTGATACCTTTTGCCTTTATCTCTTATAATAATTTCTCTATCAGTATATTTTTTTAATGTGTTTATGGTCTCAGCAACCCACTGGTCTCTGCTGATGTTGTAATATTTACAAGGCTTTTCGCTTGGCACAACTAACAAAATTTTACCTTTGTGATTTTTACGCCATTCAACAAATTCTAATTCAGGACTTCTTGATTGTATCTTCCTCCAACGATCGTCAGGCACATCAAACACCAAACTGTGTTGTACATCATTTTTTACAATTCTATGATACAGTTTCTTTTTTATAAGATTACCCACATATCCTGTGTCGATATAATAAAATGGTCTACCTGTCTTTATACACTCTCTGATTATTTTTCTTTTGGCAAGACTTCTAAAACTAACTGTGTTTTCTATTGGTGTACTTTTAATATTTTCCCATGGAAGATAATGAGCGCCTAAACCGCTGTTCCAATGTTGTAGTATTTCATCCTGACCATCAAAGTAATAGTGCATATCATTCACTGTTCATCATTGTGTTAAGGTATTTTTTCCAAACATCACCGTATTCGCAATTACGATAATTTTTGAACCAAGGTCCGCCTTCCGTGTAGTGCAAGGCATTGGGCTCACCATCTTGTGGAGTTTTGTACCAACCCACAAGCCAATTCCAACTGTGATCCAGCGAGCCTATTTCTTCGTCTTTCAACCATGAAAATCTATGAAAATATGCTCCATCATAATTAGGATTGTTTACTAAATCCACTGTTAATTTTTCGTTTGATTTGTGTCCACAGTTGTACAGCACAACAGAACTCCAATTTTTTCTTGGATACACAGTTTGTTTTTGCCCATCCATCTTAATTCCTGGTTTAGGAGTGTAGTCGTGTTTTACACACATCACAGCATATTTTTCATCTGCTTGGCTAAAAAGTTCTTTGATATCTTTTAAAAAGATTATATCCGAATCGCAAAACAATGCCCAACCTTTATAATTTTCTAATGCTGGTATTAAAAATCTTGTGAATGTAAACTCTGTTGAAGCCAAATGGTCCAGTTCTCTCCAGTACCACTTGTCTTGTCGTAGTGTTTGTTGATTCAATGGCACAATTTCTGTGTCTGGTGAATGTGAGTTAATTGAATGCTCACATACTTGATATGCAATATCTTCTCTAGTGTCATACCCTACATAAACTTTCATATTGAAATATTTATTGGCAAATTTACAGTGAAGTAGTAGATTTGGTGCCTTGTGTTTTGGTAAAAAAAGGTTTGTACACATACAACCATTCACATAATTGTTTACACATTATGGCATCGTTGGGCCACCACCCTATGCTGTCTTGTTTTTCAATTATGTCTCGAGCCGCCCAGGGTGTGATCACATAAGCCGAGTGTCCTGGCAGTCCTTGAGGAATATTTTCTGGTGCTACCCAAGGCACTGTGTTAAATCCTTCTTTTACCTTATTGGAATAGTCTTTTGATTTGAATGTTGCACCCTTAGGATCATTTATGCTGTATGCTCCTACATTTAAAGTTGTACTAGGTGCTTCAAATTTGTGTGTGAATATTGCATCATGTTCTAATATCATAATAGGTTCATTAATACCAACACAATGTTTCCAGAGTTTGTAATGACTTTGTGCCGCGGCTATACGTTTATTATTGTCATATGTTTTGTAGGGTGTTAACAATAAATTTGTTTTTGAACAAGTGATCTTCTTGCCTGTGGGCCAAGTCCATGCAACAGGAAAAATTGTTTCAGGAGTTGTGGCATCGAACAGTGTGGCTTCGATATCACTTTCTGTGTCTTGGATACTTTGTAAGCAACGTTCAGCATATGACAAACTCCAAACATCTTTCATCAGAGTTATAATAAATGCTTTCATTTTTTAATCTTTAATATGTAACTGTCAGGAATTTTAGAACTACTGAAATCGTGTTCTGTTACTTTAAATTTACTAATTGAATCGATTAATTTATTAAATTTTTCCATAGTAAACTCTTTTGAATGTTTTTTAACCCACCAATGCGACATATTATTTCCTTTGTTTAACATCCAAACATCTTCTATATAATATGATCCTGTAGGTTTTAAAAAATCAATTAAATTTTCAAAGGTTAATCTTTGACCTTCAGGTGTATGTAGTCCATCATCAATGATAAAATCGAATTGAATATTTAGATTTTTAAAATTTTCTTTACAATTTAGTGAAGTACTATCAACTTTGAACCATTGTACACGGTTGTTTTTTAATGCAGGAATTTTTTCTGGGACTACTCTTTCAAATGTGTCTGCTGTGTAAATTTGTGCTTTATCAAAATAGTCAATCCAGGATTGAGTACTTTCACCTTTGAACGTTCCAATTTCTAATATTTTAATATCCTGATTTTTGAATTCACTAAAATCTTTTTCATATAGTTCATAATATCTATGTTTAGTAGCCTTATCACATTTGTTTTTTATAAAAATTTCTTTTAAACTCATTTTATTTCTTTCCTAATACAGTGTAGCCTGCGTTTACAGTGTGTCTATAAACAAGTTTCCAATCTTGATGAGACGATAAAAAATTTTGTACAGATTTCCATAATCTTGGAAATAGTGTTGTATCGTGTAGAACAATAGTTTGTATTGTCCACGGAGCATATTTGTCCAATTCTTTTGCCACGTGTTTAGGGTTATGATATCCGTCTATTAAAAGTACTTCCGTTTTTTTATCTATGTTATATTTCAACGAATCAGTCTGAATCATTTTAAATTCTATTTGATTTTGTTGTGCGTGTGTTTCAAAAATATGTTTGTGAGGATTAATATGAACAAAGTCGAGATCAATAGTTTCGATGTATGGGATCATATTCATCATTGCTGTAGATGTAGAAGCACCTTGAAACGTTCCTATTTCTCTATAAGATTGAGAGTTTTTTGTTAATCTAGAAATTTCGTCTAGATAATCTGTGTATTGTTCTCCATGTGCTTTCTGCAACTGTTGTTTTAACGAGGTTTGATACTCATTAATGTTTTTTGCTTCTTTAAGATTTGCTACTATCATAATATACCTTCCACTTTCCATTCTGATCTTGCTGAATTAGTGATATGATATAATTGTTCATCACTAAAATAATCTGCACTACTTAATTGAATATGAACAAATTTAGTTAATGCGTTCCTACTATCATTCACTGGATCTTGTAATGCTAAAGGACCACGGACACCGTGAACATAATTATTCCAGCCATTATCCATTTCAGTATATTCACTATGCGTTACCATCATGGCATGAAAATAATTCTGATCCACACTGTAGAACCTACCCAAGCCACAGGCTCTAATATAATCCATATATTCTTTAAAAGGTACAAACTTTTCTCGAGCAAGTTGCATACCTTTCTTTGTAAACATCACCATACCAGCATTATAAACTTTGAGATAACCGTCAGCATCTCGAGGCATAGTTGCACCGTATTTTGATTTGATCGCTTGAGCCCACCGTTCATCACTTTTCTTGTTTATGTTTTTACCTATAGTTGTAGATTCTCGATACTTACCTTGAAAAGGTTCAGTACAGATGCCAAAGTCTTTGATTGGCTCGTCAAAAATATTTGTAGTCAAGTTCTCAACTGGAAACACGTCTAGATCAATTACACAGACTTTATCGTATTCAAGGAATGAATCGTCTAACATAGGATTTAACCATTCAAAATACATACCGTCTTTACGAACATGCTTACTGGCAATATTAGGACTTATATCTAATCTGTAATCTGCCCCAATTTTTTCTGCATATTCTCTAAAAAGTTTTTCACTGTACCTACAACCAGGTCTCATTTCACCAGCCCATACTTGATAAATCAAATTTTTCATTTTATTTCCTCTGCTAATTTCACGTCTATAACATCTTTTGGTTCATTCCGTATTTTTTTCATATTTTTTATAACATCTAGAGACACATATTTAAATCCATTGTAATATAGATGATACATTGGATTATTAAAAATCTCGTCTATAGTTAATTTATAGAGTGTTCCTACATATTGATTATGAGAGTCAACGGGTGGATTATTAAAATAAATTAGATCTATATCTTTACAATCTCTTAAACCGTATAGCGATAATACAGTTGAACCAGTCATAATTGTATTGTCGTCTGATTTTGTATCAGACATTAGTTTTTTGTAATTAGGAAACAAAACGTCTTTTCTATTATTAAGGAAATGTATGCTATTGTCATTGAATACTGTTTTTGCTATACGAATCGTGTCTATATGATAATCATTAATGTGAACAGAATGGTTACCAACTTTGAATAATGCTCTAATCTCTTTTTTCATTTCTTTAACAGTTTCAAGATTTTTTGCATCTATCAACACAAAGGTTACTTTACTCATTCCTCTAAAACACTGCTTACATTTTTTTCTTATTCCTTTTTCGTTAGCCCAACCATCAGAAAGGTATATTTCTTTTACTAAACCAAGTTGTCCTGTGGCATTTAATACTTCAGATGATTTATAAAATATATTAGAGTGTTTCTCAATTATATTCATTACTTCCTCCATGCGTGTATGAGCAATAGGAAATAAACATATGACATGAGTATTGGATTTAAGTTTTGCATATTCTAATGCAGTTCTTTGTAAGATATGATTTTGTAATCCTTTTTTATGAAAGACTTTGTAATCGGCCTCAATAGGATAATTTTCATTTGAATTTGTATTTCTAGTATTAATAGGTCTTTGATGATATAACGCGGCGGCTAATCTGTGAGCACCATTGGCAATATGTCCGTCAGGATTCACAGGAACTGGTTCATCGACGGTGTTGTTTATAATCGATTTAAATGCATTATCAAATTCTTCAAACCCATTCTTTTTTGGATTTCTTTCATGAAAACCATTCCAAATTTTGAGATGTTCTTTGTATGCATTTTTATAAAATTCACTTGATAAATTTGCCGCATACAGATATTTGACTACAACATCAAATCGTTTGTGCGTTAATAAATCAGTTGGGTTCATTTTTTTGATCCTATAAAAAAGGCACCGTTAGTTTTCAGTGGTGCTTGAATTATGTTTACTGTGAAATCTTTGCTTATGCGTTCTTTTAAATCTTTAAAATATTCCATATTGTCAATACCATCAAACTTATTGTTGTAAAGTATCATTACATGGTCATAAAGATAATACTTTTCTTCAAGTATGCTTCTATCAGAAAGAGGCATTTCGTTCACACTATGAAATCCAAAAAGAATACTTTTGCTAACTGGATTTAAATCTCCTAATCCAATAAAGTTTGGAAGATCAAGATTGTGTTGCTTTATATAGTATTCTTGTATTTCATGCATGATTGGGAAATCAGCAATATCAAAATTTCCTTTGTATCCTAACAACTTTGCCATTCTATAGAAATTACCATACCCACCACCTATATCAGATATATGATCAAAGTCTTTAATCTCTAAACCAAGATGTTCCAACAAGACCATAAGATAATGACAATGTTGAGCAGTCCCTTGACTGAATCCTTCGAATAGTTTTGGGTCACCAACTTTTGAATCAAGGACTTTAGGCAAAACTTTATTTAAAAAATACTCGTTTTTCCTTACGTAATTTAAATGATTTAATGTATTACCTTTTTGATTTGGACTTATTGTTTTAGAAATAGTTTTATGCTGTAAGAACTTTTCTTTATTTTGAAATTCAGATTGAATGTCTACTAACATGCTTTCCCATAACGTCATACTTCACGCTCCAAAGCATCTATACACATATCAGCAACTGATTTAGTTTGCTCGAAGTGAATTGATTTATCTGGTACAGTTGATACAGCAATATCGCCCAGTCGTCTTTCTCTTTCGATGACATGTAGGTTTTTCTTTGATACGTTACACATTGTATCGATAACTTCCCTAACAGATACGCCTTCTGGTGATCCAAGACAATCAATAACTCCAGTTGGTTTATTTTCTACCAACTTTTGTAGAGAATCAACAATATCTATAACATGGGTATAATTCCTAATACAAGTTCCATCGCGAGTATCATAATCAGTACCAAAGATTTCTAATGTATCAAACTTACCGTTAGCCACCGCCGCCGCTTTTCTTATCAGATGAGAATATTCGTCATCAAATTTATCAAATCCGTTATTACCACACACATTATAGAACCGAACAAGACTGTGATTCTCTTTGAACTGTTTTGTGAGTAACTCACCACCGTACTTTGTAGCCGCATATGGTGACGCGGCAGGATCAAATGCTGAACCAGTAGAACAATAAACAAAGTGATCACATTCAGCAAAGTCGATCACGTTTTTTGTACCAACTACATTCGTTTCATAATATAACCAAGGATCTTTTACTGATAAAGGAACTTTACCCATTGCCCCAATATGCACTACTTTGTCAAACGACATCTTCATTGGAGATGGTTTACGAAAGTCCCAATTAATAATTCGTGATGAATATTTTTCTATGTTATTTTGATTAAAATTAAAATCAGTGGCGACCACTTCATGACCATGTTCTGCCGCAATTTTAACATAGTGGGCACCAATATATCCGGTAGCACCGGTTACTAATATCTTCATTCAACAACTCCTTCTTTTTTTAATTGATTTAAAACTTCTATTTTAGAAACTTTTGGTCCTTCTAATTTGAACTTGTGTCTAATATGTATCATTTTTGCTTTTTCATAACCAGGAAAACAATTTCCCCAGCACCATTCTTCAGATACATCTGCTTGTTTCATTTTGGCTTGACTTGCTAATCTATGTATTATTCCTTCGTCATTGAAATTTCCATTAAAGATTTTCATTTCACTATCGACAATAAATTTTCTTAACTGTTTTCTTTGCTGATTTGTAAATTTCCAAAATGCTCCTCCCCAAAAAGGACCATCCTTATCCATTAATGTTTTATATTTTTTATGTTTTAGCATAGAAGCAAACAATGTCTGTTGAATTGCAGAATTTAATCCAACTCCGGGTATATCAAATATATTTTCTTTAACGTGTTTTGTTACAAACATATCGAGATCTACCATTAGCACATCATCATATATGTCAAATTTTTCATCCAGCATTATTAATTTTTGACAGCAAGGATTTAATTTTGGTCTAAATTGATTACCTAAAACTAATTCATATGACGCTTTGCAATATTTTGCATAATTCTCCATATTTGCTTTAGATGCCAATTCTAGAGGACCTAGTTCTCCTGTCCAATGTTGTAAAATTATATTCATATTTTTTTTAATATCTCTTCTATGTTTTCGCCACGTTCTGGTAGGTGATCTCTCAAAAAGAAGTGAGTGAAGAAACTTTCATGTTGTCTGTCTTTGGTTACTGCTGTGTACAAAGAGTTCCAACGCCAGTCCATATTTTTACATTTCATTTTTTCTTTTTTTACAAACCAGTTTAATAACATTTGGTCTGTGCTCCATTTGTAAAAACCAACACCATCAACAAAATCTTTAAATTCTGGTCTAGTAATAAATTCTTTAGGTGTTTGACCTTTAAGGTATTTGGCAAACGATTTGTTCATCACCATCAGTCCCATGTTGTAAAATTCAGCACCTAAGTGATTCCAATGCCAATCAACGTCTTTTAGATTGGTGAAAGCACTGCGTGAGTATTTGGTAATTTTGTTTTTATATTTAGGTGTCAACGGTAATTCTCTTTCAGCAACACCACCAAAGTCATATTCTTGTGTTAAGTCTAAAAATATATCAGGTGCTGTTGGTTTTATGTATATGTCGCTGTCTACTATTGCAATTTGATCATATCTATCAAAGTATTCAAAAGCATTTTCTTTCTCGTAAATAGGCATGTAACCTAATTTTTCCACTGCTTGTAAACTTCTACCTGTTCTTGAAGGATCTGGTCTTATTTTTAGTTTTGGTTCCGTTAACACTATGTGATCTATTGAATATTTTTTACAATATTCTGCCACACTGTTGATACAAGTGGTGTACAACTTGCTAGGTTTACCTACACTTACTTGAAATATTAACCTTTTCATTTTAAATCCTTTGTGAAACTAAATTTTTTTGAATCAAATGTAACTTTGTTATTTAAATCAAACTTAACATCCAATATGCCATTGTTGATACACCAATCTGCTGGCATGGCTCCTTTGTGCTTAACAAAATCTAACAGTTTTTTAGCACCAGAAGGCTTCAAACAGTATGCTCTAGCACCTTCCCACCATTGTCCTACAGGCATTGGTTTAGTAGGTTGGAATCCTTCAAACTTTAAAATGTCTGAAAATTCTTGCTCAATGCTGAAAGGTTTTTTAAACACAACATCATGTTCAAATACACAAATTTCCTTATTTTCTTTAAAACATTTTTTCCATAATTTGTATTGACTGAGAAAACATCCTTGTGTTCCGGGTCTTGATAACAGTCTAACACATTTTTTATTGTGTGGGTAAATTTTTACTTTGTAGTCTTCTAACTTTTCTTTTGTGCCATCGACACCATCATACAGTTCTAGTTTCCATCCAAATTTTTGTCCTGTTGTAAGTGCATGATTACTCCATTCAACAGATTTTTGATGATTTTTTAAATGTATAATGTATCCTTTAGGATTTGTCATTTTTTCTATTTTTCTTTGCCATTTTTTGTTGCATCTTTTCCAGTTGTATTTTGTCCGACATATTTTTATGAAATTTCAATTTGTCTTTGTCATCGAACCATGCATATTTTAATGCTTTGTATCTAAATCCATATTTCTTATTGCCTTTTGCTGTGCTGAATATTTCTCCACCAGATTTAAGTCCCCAACTGTTCCATTTATAAGGTATAGACACAAACTCTCTTGCATCTAATAATTTCTTTAATACATGTTGATCCACAAACCAATAAATTGGTTTTTTAAATGCTTCAATCATGTTTTGTGATAATTCTTTTTTAAATTTATCGCCAGGTTCACCTATTCCAGGCGTCACACAACTAGCAATGTACACACTCGGATCTTTGGGTTTACGCATTGCCGCGGGCCATGAAGAAATCAGTTTGAATTCGTGTAAAGGAATTCGTTCTCTAGCAATACCATCTGAATCCAGTTGAACAACATGTTGGAATTTTTCAAAAAATCTATCAAAATAAAAAAATCTAGCACTGGATAGATATATTTTTCTTTTTAGTTCATCGTCTGATTTTGTGTTACATATCTCTGGTCCTCTACTAAACTTTGGGTGATCCTTTGCTAATTGAAACTGATCATAAAATCCTTCGCTGTGAGTTTCATAGGTGTATGTTATATTTTCGTCTCGGATTAAATTTTCTAAGTTGTGTGTTTGATTGTGTTCGTAGATCATATGTACATGTATGTGGATAAGATTCTTTTTGTTTAAAGACAGTGTACTTCTTGCCAAGTATTGTCCATGTTCTGCCCAGTATGCAGGATCACAACTGAAGAATATCACATGAGATTTTTTAATAGGTAAGTCTCCGCCAATGTGTAGTTTGTCAAATTCCATTATTAGCCTCTCTCATTAATTTCTTATCTTGTTTATTGGGTCTGGTAAAAGAATTGGTGCCCTTCATTCGTTTTGAGTTCCAGAACTGCGGATTTATTCGACAATAACTGGTATCTGAATAAGTTAACACACAACTTATGCTGTTGATGGAAACATCTGACGCCAATGCACCAGAGGCCCATACCCAATCCACTAATCTTTGAGCACCTTGTGGTTTAACAATATAACCATGAGCACCTTTAATGTGTGTTTTATTATACAGTTCTAATCCTGATGCCATTGGTCTTGATTTCATGAACACAGTCACACCTTCTCCACGATGTTCTTGAACTTTGTTGTCATAGTCTGTGGTTAATCTACTCAGTCTATCAAGATTGCACACTTCGTCAAATTTAGCAACAATGCTGTGAGGAATGGGTCTGATTATTAATGCATCGTGTTCAAGTATCAGTATAGGTTTGTTTATTTCTATACTTTTTTTCCATAATAAAAAATGTGATAACGTACACCCTTTCATGCCCAAACTTAATTTTTTTATTCTTTGATTAAATTTAAAATCTTTCAAATTGTGTTTTTTCCATTCAATGTCTATTTGTTTGCCATGAATTGCAGGGAAAATTTTTGGTTCTATACTAAATTTTTTGGCAGAATCGAAACATTGTTGAGATAGCAATTCACTTGTTTGATTGCCTTGCATTGTGATGATGTATGATGGAATATTCAAGTTCATTTTGAATATTTATTGGAATGTTTTTTGGTAATGTGTTATATGGAAGCGTCTTCCATGCCAGCCACTCTTAACTTAACAATATTGGTCATTTGCCATTGTTTTTGATCGAGTCCTTTGGTAATACCTAGCCACTTGTTTCTCAACAGTGCAAATTCGTTAATTATTTTTTCATAATCAACCACATCTGATTCACCGTCTACATATTTTTCAACATCTCTGCTGGACAATGCTCTTTGATAGTTTTCTAGATATTTTTTAAAATGTGACGAACGCAATCTACGTAGTTCGATATTCATATACTGTAAGACTGCTTCTATTTCTTGTAATTGATTGAATCTTTGTTCAACAATCCCAGGCATATCTGCTGATGCTTTTTCAAGATTGCCTCTGATTCTAATTTCTGACTTTGCTACTTCTAGTTCGTCTTCATAGTGTCTGATGGCATCAGGAATAACACCAATATCTCTTGCTATTTTCTGATACCAACCAGCCATTAAAAGTCCTCGTCCTCAGATTCAGCATCCAAATAGTATTGAATTGCTTTATCAAGATCATCATCTGCACCCAAGGCCTCACGAAACTCTTCGTCTCCGATACCATAGTCTGCCATTATATCTACAAATTTTTCAGCAATTACCTTAATAGGTTGTTTCCTGTCGAGATATTCTTTAAAAAATTGCCAAATTTCAACTAACTGACTTCCTTCCATGTCTTATTCCTCTTCTGTGCTAATGTTTGTTTCTTTAATTTCTTCTATAGAATTAGAACCATCTGAAAACTCTTTCATAATGTTGTCTAATGGTTCTCCACCACTTTCCCATACCTTACGATATTCCTTGCTTTCTACTCCTTTAGAATCAATATATTTTAGTCTGTTTCCGTCTTTAACAAGCAAGCCTTTTTTCTCAAAAAGATCAACAAGTCCTGAGTAAGGATTCATTCCAGTTTCATATGGAATCTTAACTTGTACACCTTCAAACGGTTTTGCGTAACGTGTTTTCATCACTTTACAACCTGCTCTAATACCACGTACTTCTGATATCTTGTTACCGTCTTCATCTTCTTTTAGTTTCAATTTCTTCATTGCTACTACAATAGATGATGCATAGATAAAGCCTTGTCCACCTGATATCTTATCATCTGGATCAAACATATCTTGTGATGCATATGTGTGATTAGTACAAACTAATCCTACGTTACAACTA